GATGTATGATGTATGATGTATCATGTATGATGTATGGTATATAATGTATCATGTATGATGTATCATGTATGATGTATGGTATATGATGTATCATGTATGATGTATCATGTATGATGTATCATGTATGATGTATGGTATATAATGTATCATGTATGATGTATGGTATATGATGTATCATGTATGATGTATCATGTATGATGTATCATGTATGATGCATCATGTATGATGTATCATGTATGATGTATCATGCATGATGTATCATGTACGATGTATCATGCATGATACATGAATCAAGAGTCATGAAAGTCACACCCTCACTAGAGACCACGAGGGGGTGGGGACAAAAAGCATTTAATTTTTCTAACACAAAAAGTGCTCTATATATTAAATCCATTATGCCAGATTCATTGTCTGATTCATTGTCTGCTTCAGCGCCCCACTTGAGCGAGACAGCGCTGTAGGTAGTCCTATAGTATGCCAGATTCATTGTCTGATTCAGTGCCCGCTCGAGCGAGACAACACTGTAGGTAGTCCTATAGTATGCTAGATTCATTGTCTGACTCAGTAGTCCCACTCGAGCGAGATAGCCCTATATTATGGGAAGGGCTTCATATTTAAAAGCACCCTACACATTGCGTATGCTAAAAGGCTTTACTTTCTGACGCTTACAAACTATTATATATTTAATTTTAACTTACTTATACGGACTTAAAAATGGAAATTAAACTTACAGATTGGGATCTTATAAAATTACAGTACGAGGTCTTGCACGAGTCCAAGCAGGCTATTTGTGCTGAGCATGGCATTGCGGAAGGCCTATTAGACCATGCTATTAGCACAAATAGCTGGACTGTTAAAGAGCAGGACACGTCTACGGAATTCCTAGAGTCTGTTGAACGTCAAGCCAGCTACATATCAACACAGCGACAACAGATAACAGCTCCCTTATACACTAAGTTGGAGTATGTCTTGTTGCTAAAATGCTTAAAAGTCCTAAATAACATTAGCTCAGATGATTCTAAGGCGGCAACTAATTTAAAGGCTATAGCTACTATAATTGATACATTATTAAAACACAATGATATCTTAGCACCTAATAAACAAGACATTGCCGAATTAACAATGCAGTTCTTAAACAAAATGCGCAGCGAAAGTGATGATATGCTTGACCAGCGTATACAAGATTTGGAGAACAAGTTAAGTGAAAATGGCTTGCAATAAAACAGTCAAAGCCAATAAGAAAACGTATATAGCTTTACTCACAGAGAAGCTAGATCGGCGAATGCATAATAAGATAAATTTATATTATCCAGAGACTGGTCCATTAAAAAGGGCAGCGTATCCCAAGCATATGGATTACTTTTGTAATGGCAAGTTGTATAGAGAACGAGCGGTTATGGCCGCAAACAGAGTAGGTAAGACTGAAGGAATAGGTGGTTATGAGTTATCTTTACATTTAACAGGTCTGTATCCGGAGTGGTGGGAGGGACGACGATTTAATAAACCTGTCAGTGCCTGGGCGTGCGGCTCCACGGGTCAGACGGTGCGTGACATCCTCCAGCGCAAGCTATTAGGTCCAGCTCCTTCTTTTGGTACTGGTTTGATTCCCAAACATACTATCGCCGGTAAGCCAAAACGTGCTCCGGGTACTGTTCCTGACAAAATAGAAAGAGTGTCTGTATACCATACTAATATAGAGACTAATGAGATAGATGGTATATCTGACTTGACTTTTAAGTCTTACGATCAGAAACGAAAGGCTTTTGAGGGCACTGAACAAGACGTTATTCTTTTAGATGAGGAGCCGCCACAGGGAATATATGCTGAGTGTGTCATACGTACTATGACAACAAATGGTATAATTATGTTGACGTTTACACCTCTAGAAGGTTTGTCAGCAGTTGTGCTATCTTATATGCCTACAGGCAAAGTGCCTGATATTGAGACACAAGATCCTGAGACATCAAAGTATATTATTCAAGCCACATGGGATGATGTGCCGCACTTGTCAGCGAAAGACAAACGTAGTATTTTAGCCGCTATTCCACCATACCAAAGAGATGCAAGATCTAAAGGTGTTCCGCAACTTGGGTCTGGTGTCATATATGGTGTATCTGAAGAAACTATAACAGTGCCTGACTTTCCTATTCCTAAACATTGGCCACGTGCATTCGGCTTGGACGTTGGTTGGAACTGGACAGCAGCTGTATGGGGTGCTCTTGATCGAGAGACTGATACACTTTATTTGTATGCGGAGTATAAGCAAGGTAAAGCGGAACCCATAGTTCACAAAGAGAGCATTAATGCTAAGGGTGACTGGATACCGGGTGTCATAGATCCTGGTGCGAATGCGTCTAGTCAGTTCGACGGTAAAAAGTTATTACAAGAGTATATAAAAATAGGCCTGAACTTAGTTAAAGCGGACAACACTGTTGAGACTGGTATATATAATTGTTGGGATCGCCTTACGACACATAGACTAAAAGTGTTTGCGTCGATGCAAAATTGGCTAGGTGAGTTTAGAGTGTATAGACGCGATGACAAAGGCAAAATAGTAAAGTATAATGATCACTTAATGGATAGTACGAGGTACTTAGTCGCGTCGGGACTTTCTTTGGCAAAGGTACGGCCTTCTACAGCTGATATAAATATAGTGCCAGGGTCTAGCGCTACTACAACTTCATGGATGGCGAGATAATGAGTAATAAAAAGTTAATGGAACAAATAAAATCTGATCTTGATACGTCTATTGAGAATGAGAAAGATGAGCGCACTAATGGCCAGGCTGACATATCTTTTATACACGGCGATCAATGGCCTACAGATGTGCAGAATGACCGAACGGGTCGTATCAAGTTAACTATTAATAAGATGCCTACCTTTCTTGATCAGATAGATGGTGACTTACGCCAGAATAAACAAGGCATTAAAGTTAGAGCTGTTGATAGTGTGTCAGATGATGATACTGCTACAATCATTGAAGGCTTAGTACGGTACATAGAACAAGCCTCACTCGCTTCTAGAATCTATGCATATGCTGGAGTACATACAGCTGCAGGAGGCCGAGGTGCCTGGAGAATCTTGCATCAATACGTAGACGAAATATCTTTCACACAGGAAATTAAGATACAGCGTATAAGAGATCCATATACTGTATATTATGATCCTAGTGCTGTTGATGAAGATAAGCAGGATGGTAATTACTTTTTCATAGTTGAGGATGTATCAAAAAAGGCATTTAAAAAACAGTATAAGCGTGAGCCTATTGATTTTGATGCTGGAGACTCTAGTCACATAAATTGGATGCATGATAAAACAGTTAGGGTGGCAGAGTACTTTTATAAGAAACAAGTAGGAACAAAAAAGTTGTTTCTTTTGGCAAATGGCGCAGTTAAAAGCGAAGTACCAGAAGGCGCTGAAGTTGTTAGAAGCAGAAACGTACCTATACACGAGATATGGTGGGCCAAAGTAGATGGAACAGGCATAATCGAAGGGCCTCAAAAGATAGCTGGAACTATGTTTCCAGTTGTACTCGTGTGGGGTAAAGAGCTATGTGTAGAAGGCAAAGTTGAGGTTAGAGGCATTGGACGCTATGCAAAAGATTCTCAGAGAATGTATAACTATTGGAGATCAGCGCATACCGAGCTTATAGCTCTTGCGCCCAAACAGCCTTATATTCTGCCAGACACGATATTAGGGCCACATAAAACTATATGGGATAATGCTGCAAATGAAAATTATCCATACTTACTTTATACCCCAGACCCTAATAATCCTAGTCTAAGACCTTACAAAGAGCAACCAACAATGCCTTCTTCTGGCATGCTACAAGAAATTCAATTAGCGGATAGAGACTTACGTGATACAGTTGGTATTCATAAAGCTGCATTAGGTATGGCGAGTAATGAAACATCTGGCATAGCTATATCTAAACGTGAGACTCAGTCTGACACAGGACAGTTTGCGTACATTGATAATACCTTAGCTAGCATACAAACAAGCGGTAGAATCATAGTTAATATGATACCAGATATATATGATATAGAAGGTACTATACGTATACTTGGTGAAGATGCCAAAGAAAAAGTCATAACATTAGGTAGACAGAATTTAGATGGCAAGGTGTATGACTTAAGCATAGGCAAATATGATGTTATTATAGACACAGGACCTTCTTACTCAACTCAACGCGAAGAGCTTGTAGCAAAGTTACAGGCTTTATTACCCGCATTGCCACAGGATCAGATTGCTATAATAACAGACATATTATTTGATTCATTAGACATGCCTGGTGCTGCCGAAATATCAGATAGATTGAAAAAGCTGTTACCCGAGGGTATGTTAAAAGAAGATGATATGCCTGAAAAAACAGAACAGCAGCTTATGCAAGAGCAGCAGACGAAAGAGCAGCAAGCTCAGCGTGAGCAGCAAATAGCTAGTCTTGAAAATATGAAGTTAGAAATTGAGCAGCTAAAATTACAGACCGAACAAATGAAGTTGCAAACCGAACAAGTACAGTTAAATCAAGACCAAGTTAAGTCTACCACGGACACCCAGATTGCACAGCTAAAACTTGAGCAAGAAAATGTGCGTCTGCAGACCTTACAGACACAGGGTCAACAAAAAGAAATGGACTTAGCGCTAAATGAAGATGCTATAAGTGACAAAATCGCCGACGCTCTGCTTGAAGCCGATAGAGAGGATTCAGAGGGTCAAAACACTAACCTTAACCAGGAGCCATAATATGCCTAACTCAGAGATAAGTCGAAGTGAAGTATCGCTGCCTACAGATAGTGGAGAAGCTTCCTATGCTGTGGATATTAAGTACGCTGACAATAACTCTGAAGCCCAAGATGCTTCAGGCAATAAACCAAAGAATATGGACGAAAATGACGAAAATGATGGCCATACTAATACAGACAGCACTAATGAGTCTAACAGCGAGACTGATGAGAATGATAAGACTAATGAGACCGCTGGCACTGACGATGATAAAAATGATGATTCGTCTCAGGATAATTCTGATCAGAAAGCTGATACGACGGGGCTATCGAAAACGCAGAAAAGAATTAACACACTAACCAAACGTTGGCGAACAGCCGAGCGCGAATTAGAAATACTACGACAAGAAAAACGCACCTCTGCTAATGAGCCTGGTGCAAATACAGAACTTAAAGAGCCTGATGAAAACGACTTTTCAGATTCCAGCAAATATGTAGATGCTTTAATAGATTGGAAATTGGGAGTTGCTTTTTTAAAACAACAAGCGGATAGCCAAGTAGGTATAGAACAAGACATACAAGCCAAAACAGCTGATATTACCAAAGCTAAGCAAACGTACATTAATGAAGTATTTGATGCAGCTAAAGCCAAGTATAAAGACTTTGACACTGTTTTTAATGATAATGTGCCTGTATCAAGTGCTATGATGGATAGTATGCTTATGATTGAAAACACAAGCGACGTAGCATATTATTTAGGTAAGAATACAACTGAAGCAGCCGAAATATCTAAGTTGCCAAAAGTTGCTGCTGCTATGAAAATTCAGCGCATATCTACAAAGCTAGGAACAAAAAAGATATCTAAAGGACCTGCACCTTTTAATCCGGTGAGAGGGTCGTCATCCTCTAAGACATTAGATTCTATGTCTTATAAAGAATATAAACAAGAAATGGAGAAGCGAGAAAAAATAAGGCTTCGCCATTAACTAAAGGAGACCTACCATGACTCAAACTCTTATAACATCAACCGTTATAGCTAAAGAAGCATTACGTCAGCTTGAGAACAATCTGACTCAAGCAAAACTTTGCTATAGAGACTGGGAGAACAAATTTGCTAAGGACGGCGATACTCTTGGCATTCGTAAACCTGTAAAGTTTCAAGCTACAAAAGCACGAACACGTACTAACAGTGATATCGTTGAGTCGTCTACCACATTAACTGTCGCTACTCAGGCACACGTATCCTTTCTTTGGGATACTAAGACTATGACGGATACTATCGAGCGTATCAGTCAGCGCTATATAAAGCCTGCCATGTCGGCTCTTGCCAATGTAGTTGATCTTGATATGTTTGCTCTGTACTCTGATGTATCAAACCAGGTTGGCACACCTGGCACTACACCGGCCAGTTTTGACGTTTATGCCGATGCTATGCAGAAGCTTGACGAAGAAGCTGTTCCTGGGGACAGTCGTTATGTCGTCGTTAACCCTAAAGCGAAAGCTACCACTCTTAAAGGCTTAGATGCCTTGTATAGTGAAAAAATTGTTAATGAAGTAACAACCAAGGGCTTTATCGGTTCTATAGCCAATCTTGATTTCCATATGGCTCAGAATGTTAAAGTACATACAACTGGTTACTTTACTACGGACTCAACCCCTCTGGTTGATGGTGCTTCTCAGACTGGAGATACTTTGTTGTCAAATGGCTGGAAATCTGGCGCCGCTACCCTCAAAAAGGGTGACATATTTACTGTCGCTGGTGTCTATGCTGTTAATCCTAAGACAGGTGAGTCTACAGGTACTCTGAGAACTTTTACTGTAACTGCTGATATTACTTCTACCTTAGCAGTAATTGACATACCCATCTATCCGAGTATTGTTGCTACAGGCGCTTATGCTACTGTAGATTCTACCCCGGCCAACGATGCGGCTATCACAATGATAGGTGTTGAAAGTACTCAGTATCCTATTAATCTCGCCTTCCATACCGACTGCTTTACTCTTGCGGTTAGACCATTGGAAATACCGTCATCTGTTGCCTGGGGCGCTCGTGAGTCTTATGATGGCCTAAGTGTTCGAGTCATAAAAGCATACGATATCGCCGAAGATCAAGAAATTCTTCGATTCGACTTGCTATATGGTGTACTTACACAGTACCCTGAACTTGGCTGTCGTATAACTGGCTAATAGCTATTATTCTTAACATAAGCACAAGTATTTATACTTGTGCTTTAAAGGACACAGTATGAATTTAAGTATGAAAAATGAATACCCAAAACATTTATACCACAAGGACGAAGTAGAGCCTATGTGCATCACTAATAAGGATGTTGAAAAGAAAGCCATATTAGAGGGATGGACTACCCAGTATATTTATAAAGAGTATCCAAAGTGGATTACCAAAGCTGATGGCCAGGCTATATTAATGCAGACTGAAAGCCAGCATTTAGCATTCTTGGAAGATCTTGTGGACATCGAAAATGATACCAAAGAAGACGAAGAAGACGAAGAAGACGAAGACGACGAATAACCCTATAAGTATAAAGGCTATATAATGGCAACAGCTACAACTATAATTAATGGTGCAATGCGTAAATTAGCCTTAATTTCCTCAGGTGAGTCCGCTAGCGCTTCAGAGCTAACCGACGCTCTGGAGTGCTTGAATGACTTGTTGAGTGCTTGGTCTGTAGAACAGATAATACTTCCATATACAATTGCGGAGGCCTTTTCTTTGGTAGTGGGTAAAGGCTCATACACTATTGGATCAGGAGCTGACTTTGATACTACAAGACCTCTTGAAATAATTAGCGCTTTCATACGTGATGCAAATAATATAGATTACTTGTTGGACATACAAAACTATGCTTTGTATAATGCTCTAGCACATAAAAGCAATAGCAATAGACCGTCAATATTGTACTATAAGCCAGTGTATCCTACAGGCACTATATACTTTGATTACTTACCTATTGCAGTAGAAAGTTTGTATATAGAGTCCATAAAGTACTTGACTTCATTTGCAGATCTAAGTTCTGACGTTAGCATAGCACCAGAGTTAAAAACAGCTTTAGTCTATAACTTAGCTATCGAAATAGCGCCTGAATTTGGTGCTAAAACTTCTGACATAGTAAATACTCGAGCTTTTAAAACACTTAGTGTAATAAAGAGCTTAAGCATGGCAAATGCTATGAGTCCTATTAATTTAAATATGCCTGGAGCTACTAAGGGTTATTATAGTATAGATAGCGATACCTAATATGAAAATACCTTTTATAGGCGATACCTCAAAAAATGTTTCAGCTTTTGTGAATGCACAAGAGTCTATTAATCTGCAGTTAGCGCTAGATCCAAAGAGCGAAAAAGCTAAGTATTTTTTACGTAATACTCCTGGTTTAATAGACTTTAGCGATACGACTAACGCAAGTGCTACCAGGTGCATGCATGTATTTAAAGACAAGTTATATGCTGTTGCTGGTAATTCTGTATATGAAATAACAACGGCTGGTGTAAGTTCTTTATTAGGAACTATTACTACATCGACTGGGCATGTCAGTATGGCTGACAATGGTACACAACTTATAATTGTCGATGGCACGAACAAAGGTTATATAGTAACGCCTGGGGCTATAGCTCTAATTACAGATGCAGATTTTCCAGCTGCTACGTCAGTTGTTTTTCATGACAGTTATTTTGTAGTGTCTGAAGCCTCGTCAGGAAGAATATGGACTTCAGCGTCCTATGATGGTACATCGTGGAATGGCTTAGACTTTGCAACAGCTGGAGCAAATTCAGATAACTTAGTGGGCCTTGGAACAACGCAGCAAAATATATGGCTATTAGGAACAGAGTCTGTTGAAATATACTATGCATCAGGCAATCCAGACTTTCCTTTTGACAGAGTGCCTGGCGCTGTTATAGACTTGGGTTGCAGGTCTATAGCCTCTATAACTGAAATAGAAGGCCGTATATACTGGTTATCTAGTATGGGCACAATTGTAAGAAATAATGGTTATGCGTCTGAAAAAATATCAAGCGATGCTATAGACTATCAGATATCAACCTATTCTGTAGTTGAGGATGCTACAAGCTATTCTTATACTTTAGAAGGCATTACATATTATGTCATAACATTTCCAACAGCTGACGTAACATGGGTTGTTAATACACTTAATGGTTTTTGGCATGAATGGGAGAGTGAAGTTTAATGGGCAAAATGTATGCAGCAGGTTTAAGTAGCTCTTTTAACCTAGATTCTACAACGTATGTGCAGCTAGAAAATGTAGATACATGGGCTAAGGTATCCGCTGGTGCAGACTTTATATTGGCTATTAGAGACAATGGAACTCTATGGGCTTTAGGAAGTAATTTGTATGGCCAATTAGGCTTAGGAGACAAAGTTACACGTACTACTTTTACACAAGTAGGTAGCGCTAAAACTTGGTCTGCTGTTAGCTGTGGAGAATACTATACGTTAGCTCTAAAGAGTGATGGAACTTTATGGGCAGCGGGCCGAAATAATTATGGACAGACAGGTCTAGGAGCCATTACAGAAAGTATGTCTTTTGCTCAGGTAGGGTCTGATACAAACTGGTCAAAAATAGCGACCTCTTATACACACTCATTTGCCATTAAAACTACAGGTACAATGCACAGTACAGGCCATAATAATAATGGTCAGTTAGGCCAAAATTATCCAACAAACAGAAACACATTTGGTCAAATAGGCTCGGATACAAATTGGGATGAAATAGCTTGTGGCTACGAGTATACTATGGCTATTAAAACTACAGGAGCGCTGTATGGCACTGGTCTCAATGACGACAATCAACTAGGTCATATGCCTGCAGGTCCACCGTTTGCCGAAGTTTTTACGCAAGAAGATACATTAGGTACCGACTGGATAAAAGTGACGTGTGGAGAAGCACATACATTAGCCCTAAAAAATGCTAACACTTTATATGGTGTAGGCATAGATGACAATGGCCAGTTAGGTGGTATAGGTAATCAATCAAATTTTACGCAGATAGGAAGTTATACTGATTGGTCTGAAATGTTCAGTACTGGTGCATCTTCTTTTGGCATACGAAGTGGGGGCACTATATATGACACAGGAGACAATAACACTGGTTTATTAGCTTTAGGAGACACAAATCAACGCACAGCATTTACAGTAGTTGGGTCACATAATAAATGGATAACATGCACTATAAGTGTAAATGGTGCGTACTCTGAATTCTCAGTAGCTCTTCAGTCTACTATAGTATATGGCAAACATATGTCTATTTGTGGAGGTATACGTTTTGACAATAAAGAACTTATAGGCTCTGCCTTAAACGGTAAAATATATCAGTTAGATAGTAATGCATATACGGATGCAGGCACTGCGGTTAAGCGTATTAGACGTACTCAAATTGTATCAGCAGATAATAAGTGGGTCATACATGATAAAGTACAATTAGAGTTTGAGCCTGGGGTGGGCTTAGAAGGCGAAGACGAACCGACGGTAACTTTAAAGTGGTCTGATGATGGTGGCAACAATTGGACAGATGGTATTGCATTGCCTATAGGCGCTTTTGAGGACTATACAAGACGGGTAATATGGCGCCGCTTAGGCAAAGCACGACAACGCATATACGAAGTGTCAACATCTGATCCAGTAAAGTTTATACTAATGGACGCGTATGCTGGCCTTAGAGCCTTACAAGGCTAACTTGGTGCCTAATTCAATCCGTATCGTGTTTAAATTAAAAACGAGTACTAACATATACACTTTTAATTTAAACACGATATGGATCGAATGAAGAGCTTTAAACTATATAATTTTAACTAATTCTAAATAAAGATTAAAAATATGCCAAAAAAAATAAGACCTCCTATAGCTCAACAGCCAATAACCAAGGCGGGCTATTTTAATCAAGTATGGAGTCGTTTTTTCTTAGACTTAGAAGCTGAGTCAGAAAGTGATGGTCTTCAATATATCATGGGTTCTTTAGCTCAACAAAGTGCAGTAAAAGAGCTAGTTGCCGAGATCGCTGATAGGGCTTTAAAATTTGCTTTTATGGAAACAGCAAATACTGCTTACGATGATATGATACAGGGGCTAGAAACTAAGGTAAGTTTTATAGAAGCAACAAACAATGCTTATGATAATACTTTACAGGACATAGAAACTAAATTAGCCTTAGTTGATCCTGAGGCCTTTAGTAATATACAAGACACAGATGTTAAAATATATGGTCGTTCAGAAACTGTAAGAACTGGTTTTGATAATACAGGACGAAACGGTGTTGTATCCGGAGCTATTGTAACAGATGAAGGCGGCTTAAATATAAGTATAACAGCAGGTGTTGTATTTTTAAATAAATCGTTATTTGATGTCGATGCTATAGGAACAACAGCCTTAACAGACAATGCTATTAACTATATATACGCGACTAAAGACAATCCGATTATACATATAGAAGTTGCTCATCCAACAGGCGAGTTTGCATTAAGATCTGTGCTATATACATATGCTGGGGACATTCATGCTCAGATAGACACCCCTTTAATGTCTGGAGGCCTTAGAGACAGCTTATGGCTGTTTGCCGAAGATATGTTTCCTGTTGCATGTAAGTCAGGTTGTGCGATAGCAATAGATACCGATGCCACATTTGCTCATGACTTCACTATAGGCACAGGATCTTATTATGTAAAAGCATTAAATAAGTATACTATAGAGTCAATAATATACTCTGCTGGCTCTGATCATGCCGAGTCGAATGTAGAAGCACACTTTCATACGGCCTCTGAATGGGACACCGGAGTATTAAATGGAGTAGACTTTGATTACTGGGACAATGGCACACAGAAAGTAGCTGTAACTAATAATAAATGGTATTGTGGTTTTATATATGTGCATGACTCGACGCCTATATATGTGTATCCACAGAATGAACATCATAAAGAAAGCATGGCATTAGAAGAGGCCTTAACTTATCCGCCTTATCATCAAGGCATTGTTATGCCTGTAGCGCGCTTTATCTTTAGAGGTGGGGCAACAGCTTTTAATTCAACAGCTTATTATATTGATATAAGACCTTTTTTTGGCACAGGCGGGGGTGAGCAGTACGTACAAAATGTTTATAAAACAGTAAACGGTGATACAGGATCAACTACAGCTTCTGCATCTGATGATGTCATAGATATAGTAGGCACAACTCCTTTGTCCTCAAATGTTACAGCAGATAATGTTAACCTAAGTATGCTCGTAGCCACTAATGCACAAAATGGTTATATGACTTCCGCTTTAGTTGAGGACATTGAGACTAATAATGGGAAAATAACAAATGCTACCCACACAGGTGACGTGACTGGGGCAATGGCCTTAACAATCACTTCTGATGCTGTGACCTACGACAAGATGCAAGATGTGTCGGCAACCAATAAGCTCTTAGGTAGATCAACAGCCGGAGCCGGAGCCATAGAAGAGATACCATTAACTGCAGCAGGTCGAGCGTTGATTGATGATGCAGATGCAGTGGCACAACGAGCTACTCTAGATGTGGATCAAGCAGGGACGGATAATAGCACAGATGTCACGCTACATGCATCTGCTATGACTGGAGGGTTGAGTCTTACCGATCAAGAGATAAGTAACAGAGCTGCAACGAACGCACAGACGGGCTATGCTACTGATGTACACATAACAGCAATAGAAGCAAATACAGCAAAGGATACGAACGTATCTACCACTCTGGAGATAGGCACAAAGACCGGAACAACTGTGGCCATAACGTCCGACGGTGGCACTGACGATGTGATCCTTCCGGCAGCTACAACCACTGAAGCCGGCTTGATGACAGAAGCCCAGTTTGGCAAGCTTGCGGGTATAGCAACTGGTGCAGATGTAACAGATTATGACGACACGAAAATATCGAATGCTATTCTTGAAAATAATCTATTAACGATTAGTAAGCCTTTAGGTGCATCTTATAGCACTAGCGCCAGCCCCGCCACTGGAGCAATTAAAATAACTCTCCCTCAATCATGGACAGATACCATGATGCAGTTTAATATAAATGTATATGAATATACATCAGGGCTCTCATTCACATTAAACGTGGGGGGCTATACTTATACAAACAGTAGCCGATGGATCAATACGTCTGCTAATTTATCAGGAAGTACCCTTGCTAATAACAGGGTAAGATTTGGACATGATGGCACTAAGTGTTGTATTTATATCGGAGAAACTACAAGTGAGTGGTCTTATCCAAAAGTATCAGTTACTAACTTTCAAGCTGGGTTTGTTAATTATTCAAAAGCACAGTGGGAAACTGGTTGGTCTATTTCAATCACAACTACTATTGGCACGGTAACTTCTGATATTTCAGATTCATTAATAGGTGCGAATAGTCTTTTGAATCAAAGTAACTTAACTATTCAAGCTAACGGGGCTGTTGATGTAACAATAGGTAGTACCGCTGGTGATGATTTTACAGTAAATACAGATAAGTTAGTTGTCGAAGGAGACTCTGGTAGCATTGGCATAGGAACAACGACCCCGGCAGCTAAATTAGCAATAAATGGTGGGGTTCATGTAGGTGGGGATAGTGACCCTGGCGATAATAATCTATTAGTTGATGGTACAGGTAATTTTACAGGCGCCTTGACAGCAGCAAGCTATGCTGATAATACTCCAGGTTATGAGGGTGCTGCTGTCATAGAACTTAAAAAAGTTAAGACAGTTGATGGCAAGATTGATCATAGCTCTTTGCCTTCAATTGCACAGGTTG